CATCAGCCCTTGGCAATCGGTAAGGCTATTGATTTCAGAGAGACAGAGTTTTTTGATCCAGAATCGAGTCAGACGTTCCGAGGTATCTTTACTACAGTATATGTTTCAAAAGGTTCGGAGTCAACATGGGAAAAAGTGCTTGACGGCACGCTAACAGGATTCTCTATTGGCGGAAAGATTTTAGAAAAGGCTGACGAGGTTAACAAGTCGAGCGGCCAGACCCAAAGAGTCATTAAGGATTATGAGCTAGTTGAACTTTCATTGGTTGACTCACCATGTAACCAACTGGCAAACATCATGTCCATTCAGAAAAATGACGGCGGGTATTTAATTAAAGGTTTAGTAGCAGAAATAACAACACAAAACGTCTTCCGCTGTGAAGATGATAATATCGTAATGCTTACGGAAAAAGAAGGCGCAGATTGCGCTGAGTGTGACAAGCAAATGACTAATATTGGCTGGGTAGAAGATACCGAAGGCAAGGAAGAACAAGTCAAGGCTTTGGTCGCTAAGAGTATGTTTCCCGTAACTACTACTAATAGTTCTGGCACCAACAGCACGTACAAAATCAAATTTTCCAATGGCGGGGGAATGGTATTGTCATCAAATGGCGATATGACATTCTCAAATACTAATGCCGCTGGAACGTTGGTGCAGAAAGATTCTACAGGAGGTGTAGAAATGGCAAAGCAGGAAAATACGCCTTCGGTCGAAGAGACTGAGGCACCGAAGACTGAACCTGTCACTGAAACCGAAAAGCCAAAAGGCGAAGCGGTAGAAAAGGCAGCAGAAGTTTCTGAAATTGAACCAGCAGTTCCTGCCGCACCGGACCTTGACGAACTCCTAGAAAAGTTCTCAGCGCGCGTTGAAAGCGTCGTTGGAACAGTTCGTGAAGAATCTACTGCCGCGATTGAGAAGGCGGAAACGACCTTCACCGAGGCTGTTGGTGCAGTTGATACAAAGATCACTGGCTTAGTAGAGAAGTTTGATTCTCTAGATAGCCGCGTTAAGTCCATTGAGGACCGGAGCGCAATCAAGAAGTCTGCCGAGTTGGTTGGAGAGATGAAGACCAACGAAGTGACTAACGAAAATAATTTTTGGCGTGGTAGTTTTATTTCTGCTCACGACCTAACAAACTAAAAGGAGGTGACAGCGGGTGAGTAATGAACTATTAGAAAAGGTAATTCAGACTACACAACTAGGTAGTGAAAAGGGTCTTGGGTTGCTCCCACCAGAGCAGGCAGACCGTTTCATCACTTACGTTTGGGATGCAACCGTAATCGGAAGCGAAACGCGAAAGATTCGTATGCGTTCTGACACTGTAGAACTGGATCGTATGGCGGTTGGTGAGCGTATTTTGCGCGTAGCAACCGAAGCCGTTGACGATCATGTCAACGTAGCTCCTGCTTTCTCCAAGATTAGCCTTACGACTTCCAAGTTGCGACTTGACTGGGAATTGTCAACAGAGGCATTAGAGGATGGTATTGAAGGAGACAACTTAGAAGACACTGTGGCTCGCTTAATGGCTGGACAGATTGGTAATGACTTGGAAGACCTTATTATCAATGGAGATAGCCGTTCACCGGACCCGCTGATGCGAGCATTTGACGGTTACCGTCTAAACGCTACACGCAACGGCGGTACGCAATTGGATAACGGTGGAGAAACCGTTAGCCGTGGAACGTTCCACCGTATGCTTCGTAACATGGACAGACGTTACATGCAGAAGCGCAATAACTTGCGTTTCTACGCAGGAAGCAACATTGTTGCCGACTACCTAACGCATCTGTACAATGCCTATAGCAGTGACGCCCAGACTAACCAGCAGTTCCTTAACGGGAACCCAGCAGTTGAGCCGGGTGGAGGCTATGGACAGAAGTACAACCTAGCGTTCGGAGTTCCTGTGTTTGAGGTTCCTCTGTTCGCAGAAAACCTAAACCGGGAAGGCACTGACGTTGCTGCGGAAGGCCAAGCACAGCACGGTTCTATTGAACTAACGTTCCCTCAGAATCGTATCTTCGGCATCAAGCGCGAAATCAAGGTATTCCGCGAGTTCAAGCCAAAGAAGGACACAATTGAATACACTGTGTTCACACGTTGCGGTGCAGCAGTAGAAAATCCTGATGCATTCATAGTAATGAATGGCGTTAAGATTGACGACTTCGGTCAGCCAGCACCAGCACCAGCACCAGCGCCTGAACCAGCACCAGCGTAAAGATTAGTCAGTCATGGGGGAGGGAAAAACTTTCCCTCCCCCCTGCATATCAAGGAGAAACAGATGGCTCTAGAAGATTTTAAGAAAGATGAATTAGTAAAGATTGCTGATTATTTCGGTACTGATACTGACGGAACAAAAAAGGAAATCGTTGATCGTCTTGAGGACGATGGCGTTTCTTTTGAAGAGGTTGAGGCACAACAAGAATTTATTTTTCCCGAAGTAAAGGTAGAAAAAGAGCCGGAAGAAGTTACGCCGGTTGAAGTTTTGAATGAAGGCGAAACTCGTGAGGAAGATGTACCAGTAATCGAAGAGGTTATAAAACCTGTCGTGGCAGAAAATGATCTTGTTCTGGTAAAAATGCTAACTAATAACCGTATCTTTGAAATTGCGGGGAAGAGATTTACAAGAAATCATCCTTATGTATTAATGGATAGAAAGTCTGCTGACAAGGTTCTTCAAAACGAATCTTTCCGTGAAGCAAACTATAAGGAAGCAGAGGACTACTACTCGTAATTATCTCTAATTAAGACTCAAACTTTGAATAACAGCAGGAACATAATGACCCAAGCTTCAGGCCGTCATTCTTCTACTTAACGGTAGTGGCGTGGCGGTTTTTATTTATATCCGTTTGACAAATGGAGCAAAACTGATAAGATTATAGTTAGAAAAAAAATAAATTGCGGGCATGTTGCTCCTCATAGGATAGAAATTGATAGAAGTATATACAGGTACAAGTGAGCGTATTGAAATTTCAATGTTCGCAGGCAAAGAGCCGCTTACTGTTGATGGTAATGTCACCGCCACAGTCTTCGACAACAACCTAAAAAATCTAGGTCCGTTGACTGTCTCTAGTGATTTCCCTGGAATCTTCTACGTTATTTTTTCTATGAAGCATACTCACAGGGAAGGGACATACAGATTAATATGGTCTTTTGAAATAGAAAATGAGCCTATAACCAGACGAGAAATAATAGAAGTTGTAACTCCATACACTACCATTTCTGAGGTCAGACAGTATGCGCCGGAACTTTCAGAGTTGTCTTACGATGAGATTAAGGATACCGAAAGATTGGTTCGGTCAGTAATAAACAGTTTCTGTGGTCAGCCTTTTACTTATCATCCTAACACAACCATTACTGTACAGGGAGTAGATGGCAATTCTCTTTCTTTGCCTACTAGGATAATAAAGTTAAATTATGTAACTTCTGACAGAGGTTATTTGCCAGGAATGACTACTGTTAGCCCAGGAGGTTCTTGGGCTATAAGGGGAAATTCGTATGGTTTTGGCTATAGAAACATTAAGGCTGATATTTGGCCGGGCGGAAGAGACTTTTTTAGATCAAACCAAGTATATAGTGTAAACGGAGACTTCGGTTGGGAGTTTGTTCCTAACGCCATTAACCTTGCGGCGCGCAAGTTAGTTGAAAACTATCACGAACTAGAATCAGAATGGCGCAGAAAAAATGTAAGTGTTATGCGCGCCGCAGATTGGAGAATGGAGTTTGCATCCAAGCCTATAACCACTACCGGAAATATTGATGTAGATGTTCTTCTGATGGCCTATACTTCTCCTAACGTGGTGATTCTGTAATGGCAAACGTTGTAACTGCTCGTTACAACATGGTGTTTCATTTGTACCTTGGAAAAGCAGAACAAAACGAGGACACCGGCCAGGTTATCAGGTGGTGGGAGATTGCAAAAGATAAAAAAGGCAATCCGAGAGAGATATCATGTATTGCCAGGGGGGTTACTGGCGGTGGTATTAGGGTCGTGGGTTCAACTGAACGATGGGGTGGTGGAGAATATTCAGACGTTGAATGGGTAAAGTTATGGACTAGAGAAATGGTCACCAAGCGTGACAGGATTGGTAATATAAGATCAAAAGGAAGGAAGGTTTCAGATTGGCGCCAGGGCCAGGGTGAGTTAGATTTTATTGTTTTTGATGTTCTGGGCGGCACCCCGATCCAAGACCCTTTCGGCAGGCTTGTAGAATATGACGTTCTACTTACTCGGTCTGAAGAAATAGACAGCAGATGGATCATGGAGGCAGAAGCTGGACTGATTACGGGCCAAGAAATACTGGAAGGCGAAACTCCTACTAGTGATTCAGAGTGGGATTCGGGGTGGAATAGATAATGGGAATAGAGGTACAATTCGATGAACTAATGGCAGCCTCTACTGCCTTGCAAAAGATTTCAGTTGCGCTTGATAGAACAGAATTACGTAGAGTTTCTTTGCTGGCATTAAAAGACTTTGCTCGTCTAAACTTTTATGATTGGATGGATGCTTACGCCGCTTCTAGGGGAGAAAAACTTGGTCATGTTTATGAGTGGGGTAAAATAGGAGAGCCTGGTGGTAGACTTTTTGAGATGATCTACACCCAAAGCAACGCCTATGCCGGTGAGAGTTCAATAAAATTTTTGGACTCACAGACTGTTGTGCCAATTGAAGACCCATTGAAAAGAGAACATATATTCAAAGAAAAAGCGGCGGTTGAAGAACAAGGTATGCAAGTAGAAATAGCAGTTATTAACGCTAAGTTTCTTGCTTGGTATGAGAACGGTGTATTAAAAAAAGACCCCGGACCCATAACTGTAACACTGAACCAACATCAGGGTGAGTTTGCAAGCGCGTGGAATAATTATTGGCGGTCAGTGGGAGAAAAGCATGCTATTCGGGCAATCGAAGAACCATTTGATAAGTTTATGCAAAGACATGGAATAC